CTCCATACTCACTTTTCCGTCTGATGGAGCTGAGGAGCTCCTTCAAAAGTGAGACTTCGGTTAGATCCGATTGGAAACTTTCCCCTAGGTTAGAGTTGTTAACTCACCCTAAGGAATTCTGTTTTCAAATAGTTTCTGACTGCTAGTGTTCTGACGTGTAGAATAGATCTTCGACCCCCATTATGGTGGAGACTAGACTATTCCACGTCGACGTGATGCATCATTGCCGTTCGATAAGGTATTTTATTCCCTTACCGAGGGTACTGTCCCTGGTTCAGTTTTCACTGTCCCAGGTAAGTTACCCTTCGCCACATGGGAAATATCCCATTTGGTTGTAGCAAAAGGTAGTGAACCCTGGATTACCCCACTCCATATTCGATAATATCGCATATGGACTGGTGTAACTGCGTCAATGGATCCTGAGAAACCTTCTCGACCTTGCGGTTTAGAGAAGGCAAGCACTGCAGGACTAGCTAAGGATAGAGCTTCGAGAGCTTGTATAAACTTGAAGTACCAGGTATAGAACCCTGGTCTGTCAGGTGCAAGACCTCTAGACCCCGTTCTCAATCTTGAGACTGGGATCTGCTCCCCTCGATTAGGATTAGGGATCATAATGATCTTTCCTAGCCGAGTTTTATGCGGTATCTGAGGCCGATTATCAATCGGTCCAGTCGCAGGGAGAATCTCTCCATCCTCATTGGCAATGTAGAACAGCATCGCTGCTACACGGCCAAAGGAGTTAAGTGCCTCTTGGCACAACTCTAGATAGCCCTCAGCTGCAGGAACATAAAGCGCCTTCCAAAGGGCATAATAGAATTGGAATACATTCTCCTGGTACTTTTCAGTAAAAGCATCAAGAGAGTTCCATTCGTTCTGACCCTCTGCCGTGAAGGCCATTAACTGGAACCAACACGGTAAGTAAGACTTGCCGAAGGACTTGGCTAACCCGAAGGTTAGTTCAAGCTCTTCGCGAGCCCTTCCCCAATATGGATTACTCTTTTCGAGCATCCATAAAGTGGCAGTACTACTCATTTCTGAGCAGAGATTCCACTGGGACTGTAGATAATTTCTCGCTGCAGCTACCTTAGCTGTTACCGAAGGAATCATCTTATTACTTATAAGGCGATCTAAGCTTTTCTCAGCTTCCAATAACCCCATAGGGAACGTCGGTTTTGCCGGCGCCCCCATGGTGAAGAAGCTTTCAACTTCTTCCGCAGATTTTGGCATGAAGCTAGCCAATACTATTGACCGTATCTGGGCGGATAGTTTACCAAGCGGTTTATTCAACTGCGAGATATTTCTCCACCCAAATCCGAATGATTGTAATAATCCTGCTAGAGTCAATTCATGTTTTACCATGAACTGAATCAGGGCCGGTAGCAACCCTTGGGCTGCTGCCATCTCCTTAACGGCCACGGGAGAGATATCTACCCATGTCCGATCTGGATATATGAATATTGTTCGTTTTGCGAACTCTAAACATGCCCCTGATGGTGAAAGTAAACTTTTTGAAAGGTTTACTTCCATCCCCAGATCCTTAAGTATTTCTAAATAAGAATCTTTCACAGCACTATTAGCAATCACTAGGTCGTCACCTAGTAAGGCATAGTCTTCAAACCAAACTCCAACGGGAACCACCCCAGCGCGCCAAGCCGAAGCCTGGACGATGAAGTGGTGAGTCAAGGCCAGCATACCCCAAGAGGAGTATGCTCCCATAGGTTGTCCGGTTCCGTACGAATAGGAACCGGCCCATTGACTATATCCTAGCTGGTGGAACCCATAAGTTCTACCAACTAAGAGCGTAGCCCATGCCTCGGAGAAGCCTTGACCGATCAAGAAGTGTAATAAAGCCTTCTGTAAGAACAACGGTAACCTATCGGTCGCCGCTGTTAAATCTAAAGAATATAATTCCTTAGGTTTTCTTGCCAGAAGAGTCTTTAACGGTGCTGTCTGGTTAAAAGTTCCATCTTGTGGAATTTCAGCCAAACAGGCAAAGATGAATTTATGCAGGGGATACAAGGCCCATTGGGTCCATGCATCCACCATTGCAAAGATTCTAACTTTACCTGCGGGTTCCTCCTTCGCATGGAGTTTACCCAACGGACCCCGATACACTCGGTCTCTGATTAGTAAACTAAGCTTTGTAGCCTGGTCTACTAACCCAAGGATATACTTATGATTCATAATCATGAGTATCTCTATAAAAGCATCCCAAACTTTGGGTTGATTATATAGAGCCAAGAGACTTTTAAGGAGATTATGAGGATGTGTTGAATAATTCGACACACCGAACATAAAATCCTTGATCATACCGGGTGCCGCCTTCCAAATAAGGAAGAGCGGCATTCCTCCATTCATAAAGTCCAAGGCATTTCTGCCTTTGGTAAATAAAGGGATAAAATCCGTTATCAACATCATCAATGCAGGTACCGTCATAAGAGTACCTTTGCAAGCATCAGTAATCGTGTTCATTTTAGGTGAACCTGGGAAGGTAATATCCCGGAATAAGTTTAGAATTGATGAGACAAATCTCATAATTCCTGCGTGGTGCATTCGCACCCCGTATCGAAGATTTCTAGGAATAATACGAGGTAAACCTCGATTAGTTCTAGAAACTCGAATCTTATTCACGGAAGCAGAGTCTTTTAAGACCTGACCACCCAGTGACTGCTGATACAACACAAAGGCGCCCTTAAGATACAAGGTTAAACCTCTTAATCCCATTGTTCGGCGCAAATACACGAGTCGACTTGTTAGAATTCTAACGGCCTGAACTTTACTATTTGAAAAACAGACTTGGTGTACGTACCCAATACATTGTATTAGTTTACGTAACCAAGGTTGAGTTTTAACGCTCAACATGGCATTAAAGTTTCCTGCGATCACACCTGGTAATCTTCCGAATCTTGCGAACATTTTCGCTTTAGACTCGGGAAGCTTATAATTTGATAGAGTCTCCTTAACAGATTTGCTTGGATTTCCGGCACGTACTCGAGCGGACGTTGAATAACTTCGACGTTGTGAACTTGTGTTAGACACTGAAGAAGGACCACTTCCTCGTGGTTCATCATCGTCTATCCACTTAACGAGTTTTGCCCATAATCTATAAGCTAGTCTGTAAGGTCGCTCCATCAGCATTATCACTTTCCAAGTTAGAAGGAAAATAATCAACATGTGGTAGTAAAGTGGAGGTTGGTTAATCAACCACTCTAGAACCCATATTAGATTAAGTTCTCCAACAAGAGAAAGGAATGCGGTAGTTATAATAATGATAATAAATAGCATGACTAAAACTGGAATGACCGTCTAAAGGTCACCATATTAGTTGTGTGAGATAAAACATTAGTTCTACCCCCGGAGTCACCTCCGCTTATACTTAGCTTACTACTTTCCGTTTCGACCCTTCCTTTGGGGAAGGAGACAGACTATGTCTGCCTCTGGCTTCTAACCAGCTCATCCGGTAGTATTAAGTATAAGTCCCTAACTTAGGTGAACGCTCTCTAGACTAGTCCTGATCTCGCGGGGTTTCCCCCTCAGACCAGGTTTCTGCAACTTGCATTAATCTGTATCTGAACCATATGGTAAGATGCCGTACACTCGTATAACTATGAGTGCGCTGGTTGTCCCTTACTCTGATTTCTCCATAGAGGATTCAGACCTTGGACAGCTACAGGACTTCTATTAAATTAACAAACTAGAGATTACTCTCCAGAGTTACCAAGCGCAAAGCAGGTTTAACAATAAACTCCCTTGGCCGTGGTTGCCTTTAGGTAAAGCACGGGGTTGTATCAGCATCCGATAAAGGATCTGGAATACGCCCGCCCACGGGAGGTAGCCAGTAAGTAAAAGTACTGGTGTTAAAACCTTGGGTTACCCCAGAGGTAGAAAATACCCTCTCATATCGAGATTGTTACCACTTTACAGTGGTACTCGACATAAGTTCAGGTAAGCTCTTCTCTGGCTCCCCGCCGCGTTATTAGGTGATGGGATAATGGACACAATGATCCATCAGCATACCAGGACCATAGGGTTTGCACCCTATGAGTCTTTTCATAACGGTTTACTTCGCCGTTTGGAGATCCGACCCTCCTGCATTTTTAAGAGCAGAAGAGGCGAACCGAGCACGGTTTGCCCGGCAAGTCCACTTAAG